TTGGTTGTTGCTTGAGTGCTTTGCTGATTGCTTGGGCGACTCTGCGTTGGCCCTCTCTGTCTACCTCTTCCTGCTCTCTCATTTGTTGCTCCTTCATGTATGGTGCCCTTGTGTCCTCGATGGCGCTGGTGATGCTGACTGCATCCTCTGCACTCACTGATGGGTCATATATCACTCTCCAAGTAGTGTGCGAGTAGCCCGGCACAGGCCGCTTGAGAACCTCTATGTACTTAGCCTTGGTCAACTTAACCAAGTGCTTGCTGATGGCCTGCTGGGTCACTCCTAGCTTGTCTGCGAGTGCCTTCTGGCTCACCCAAGTGATGCCAGACCTGTTCGCATAGCTGCAGATCAGGACCAGAGCTCTCATCATGCCCAGTGTCAGCGTGCTGTCAGTGCACGCACGGATTGGGATCACGGCCAGCCTGCGTTGGTCTGGCAGCGCTTCCTTCTCAATGATGCGCGGCTTCTTTGGCAGCGCAAAGGCAATTGGTTCAAGCATGGCGTTCAACTTAATCCCCACAAAAGCATGAGATGCCTTCTTCATTGGGGTCAAACATATCAGTTTGCTCAAACGAGTATTTGTACATTTGGGCGTAAGTAGGGCGGTCAATTGCAAAATATTGCCCGTCCCCGTTAGTTCGTTTGGCGGCTTCGGCTTCGTGATTCATCCACCAAATTGCCCTTTCGGGATTTTCTTTTATAAGGCTAAGAATCTGCGCTTTGGGCTTTAAGTAGCACAAATCACAATTTCCGTGCATGGTCTTGCCGTTTATGTTCGGCAGTCCTAGGTCAAAATCTTGGGCTTTCCAAAAATTACCAACCTCTTTTGAACTCACTTCGTCTTGAGCCAATGGCAAGAAAACAGTCTCAAATTTACCTTTTGGATTTGGGTCTGCCCTAAATTTATTAACCCGTCTAGGTTCATCAGCACGTATCCCAACAAAGCAGTCCCACTCATCCCAACCAATTGATTTTAAATATCTATGTGCGGTTCTTGTTTTTAGGTAATCGGAGCAGTATCTGGCTCTACCGTTTGGAAGTGTTGGCTCCCATCTTTTAATCAAAGCATCAAACGGCTCCCCATTTCTTGCCGCCGTGTCAAAGTCAACTACCTTAAACAAATGCTCTTTTTCAATAACGTTGTACTCAAGCCAAACAATTGGAACGTTCCACTTAGTTGAGCAGTCCCGAATAAATCTGTAAGTTGCCTCTTCCTCTTTGCCTGTATTGCAAAAGACAACTCTTGCGTCTTCAGGCAACCCGTTGTTAGCCTCCAAAACCTTGTAAAGCATGAAGGCTGATGTTCGACCTCCGCTGAACGCAATGTTGGTAAGGCTGTCAATCTTGAAGGGGTTTCTCATGTGTGTCTTTCTATTTTTACCATTTGGCGCATGTGATCACGCACCCTCTGTTCTGCCCCAGCCCCATAGCGCTTCTCCACAGCTGCAAGGTGCCTGTCCACCAGCGCCTTGTCCTTGATCACAGCCCATGTGGCCAGCAGCTCGCGTGCTACAGCCATCTCCAAGATGGTCCGGTCTGGCTCTACTGGGCCTTTGTGCTTTGGGTACCATGGCTTCCACTCACGCTTTAGCATTGGCAACCTTACGGTTAACCTTCAAGATGACCTGCTCGTTGGTGGTGAACCTGTGGCCATTGGCACACTCATAGCGCCTGTAGGCGCTGTTGTCCGGGCGCTGGCGTGTCTCCAAGACTTGGGTCCAAGTCCTGCATGTGGGGCAGATCATCTTATTCACGGTCCTTCAGGATCTCTTCATTGAGATCGTATGCAAGTTTTCTTACCTCGGCCAGCAGCTCACGCAGGTCTGCTACGTTGTCCATCTCGATCTCCAGCGCTTCCTTGAGCACGGCGATCCGATGGTTGAGCTGCCGGATCTCTCCGTTAGCCTCTTGGGTGTCAAGCACGGTGCCATCATCGGCTCGGAACAGCTTGACGTAGCTGATCATCATGTTGGGTAGCCCCGGCTTTTGATGGCCATTGCATCCAGTGCGCCGGATCTTACTGGGTCATGCTTTGGCCCGGTGTAGAGCTGGCCATCCATCATGTGGTTGAAGGTGCGGGGTTGGGCCATGTCAGGCGTGCGTACTATTGGCACGTAGACAGCGCTTTGCCCATAGCGGTAAGTGGTCTTCTCAGGCCGTGCAAACTCACCTAAAGTGGCTTGACGGTTTACGCGCATGAGGTTCGGGTTACCTGCTGCTAGTTTCATGTGGTCTCCTCTTTTGGTAGTACACGGTACTTGTACAACCCGTTGTTAATATATTCTCTTTCAACCGTATAGCCACCAAAGCGCGGCTTCCTAAGATGCCGTAACTGGGCGCTTACACTAGCTTCCGGGTCACCTGTTTTTTCAGATATTTCTTTTAATGTATGCCAACGACTGTCAATTACAACATTCCAAATCCTTAGTAGTTGCCCTGTCAGTCGTACGTCATCACGCTCGGGGTTGTAGTCTGCTCCATCAAATATCATGTGTTCTTCTCCTTGAGTTTGGCTTCGATGGCACGGGCGAATTTCAGTTCTGAGAAATAATTAAATTCATCCGTTGCAACCACTTCGGCATCGCATATTTCGGCAAACGTCAGCCCCACCCAAGGGCGTTGTTGTGGGGTGGTGTAAAAAGGTTGGCCAACAGAAAAAACTTTTCCTTCGGCAAATTTTAATGTTGCATCTTCACGCATCCAAGCCACAGGCTCTTGTGCTGGCTGTGCTGCAAGTTCTTTTCCTCGATGTACCCCACTCATGTACGCAATTGTCAATTCATCGCCGTTGTCAGGCTCTTGTGCTGTCTGCGCCAAGGCTGCTTTCATTCCACCACCTCCTGCTTTGCGGTCAATCCTTCCAAGCGTTTAATCCGTGCCACGTTGTATGAGACAAGGGCGGTGTGGTACTCCATGCTCGATTGATGGCGTAGCTTAGTGCGCTGCGCTTGTATCAGTTCCTCTGCAATGAGTTCGGCAGGGGTCGGCATGACCCAGTGGTTCGTGAGCCACTCCCATACATTTTTTAAGTGGTTCATTTGAATATGCTCTTTGTTAAAACGGTTTTAGTAGGTTCGCACTGCGTTGTTTGCGCCTTAGTGTTGCCAAAGTACCCAATGGCAAAGCAGATGGCGGCGAACACGCCCACACACTTAACGAACGTCATCAAGTTGTCCCAAAACCTCTCAAACACGGTAGGGGTTTCTTCGTCTTCTACCAGTTGGATTTTTATCTTGCTCATAGTGTCTCCAATGCACAGTGCAGCAGCGCCAGAGCGTCTGCCTCGTTATCGTCGGTTACTGGGTGACCACGCAGCTGCATGGCCTCGATCATCTGGTCTTTGCCAGCGTTACCCTTCCCTGTTGCATGCTTCTTGATGGTGCCCACTGGCACGCCTTGGTATGGGATCTTGTGGTGCTCACACCACGCCGTGAGAGTGGCCATCAAGCCGCCATACACATGAGCTGAGTCGGTGCTGGCGTGCCTGCGTACCTCTTCAAAGTACACGGCATTGATCTCGCCGCCCATGGTGCCCTTGAGCTCAGTCAGCCATTGCCTGAAGCGCAGGTAACGCATGCCGCCACCCTCGTACCTGCCGGGCTTGAAGCTGACCCAGCCGTGGGCAATGTTGTTGTCCAGTGGCCTGCATGCCCAGCCAGTGGTGGTGCCAAGGTCTAGTGCCAAGACGGTATCAGTCATTGGTCACCACCCGGGACACAAACCGATCCAGCCGGGATTGCAGCCCACCGTAGCGTGGTGAGAGCTGGTCTCGCACAGATTGGTCAATCAAGGATGAGATGCTGCGCCGCTGGTCAACAGCTGCCTTGTCAAGCAGCTCGCGTGTGGCCGGGTGCAGGCGCATCAGGAAGGGTTTAAGTTTAGGTGTGGTCATGGGCTGCGAATATATCACACCGATATAGCCTGTTGCAAATAAGTTGAAAACCAAGGGAAAACACCTAGTTGACAGGCGATATACAAACCATGCTACACTGTGATCGTGTTCAACAGGCAGATAACGCCAAAAGGAGTTCAACATGAAATACAAACTCAATGCAGCTCGCGACATAGACACTGATGAGCCCGGCTCTTACATTTTAAATTTGCAAAGAGGCTGGTGCTTTGATGAAGCCAGTTCACCCAACGACAAATCGCACGTAAGAGGTTATGACTCAATGCGTGAATTGCGTGATGACATAAAACACAGCGTCATTCCGTGCAATTGCTCCGGTTGCAAGTTGGGAGCTTGATCATGCAATACGTAGCCTACTACCGTGTATCCACTGACCGCCAAGGCCAATCAGGTCTTGGCCTCGATGCCCAGCGTGCCGCTGTGGCCAAGCACATTGGTGCGGCCGAGCTGGTGGCCGAGTTCACTGAAGTCGAGTCCGGCCGCAAGAATGACCGCCTGCAGCTGGCTGCGGCTCTGTCTGCCGCCAAGAAGGCCAAGGCCACCTTGGTCATTGCCAAGCTGGACCGCCTTGCACGTAACGTGCACTTCATCTCTGGCCTGCTTGAGTCCGGCGTGCAGTTCGTTTGTGCCGATATGCCGGAAGCAGACCGCACTTTTTTGCAAATGATGGCCGTGTTTGCCGAGTGGGAAGCACGCAAGATCTCCGAGCGTACCAAGTCAGCTCTGGCCCAGCTCAAGCTGCAGGGCAAGGTCCTTGGCAGCCCAGCCCCACAGATAGGCAGCGTTGCAGGCACCAAGGTAGTCATCGCCAAGGCTGACAACTACGCCGGCCGGGTTGGCCCAATTGTGCGCGAGATCATCACCAAGTCTGGTGCCACAACCATGCGCGACATCGCAGCTGCACTTGAAGCACGCGGCATCCACACACCACGCGGTAACACCAACTGGGGTCCTACACAGGTCTCCAACTTGCTGTCCCGCATCAACTAACACTACCTGTAGTGTATTTAGCCCGGTCTGGGCGTTAACCAAAGGAGATCTATGAGCAACT